CCGCCCACAGGCACCGTTCCCGTCGGGCCGCCATGTCGATGTCGCCGGAGACCGTGGAGAACACGCACCCGATCTCGAACACCTCGAGGTACCTGGGCCCGCCCATGCCCTGCTGCTTCGTGAGCTCGTTGCTGATCGCGCTGCCGTCGGCGCCTGGGAAGCCGACGCACAACACGTCGTCGGCAGGCAGGTTCGCCGGGTCCAAGGGTGGGCCGTCGATGATGACCACGCCCGAGTCGGCGAACGCCTCCTGGAGGCGGCCAAGAAGGGCCGTGATGGTCGCAGGGACCCGGGTCGGCTGCTCGATCATGCGATCGGGAGATCCTGGTCGGGCTCGAGCAGGGTGCGGGCGCGGTGGGGGATCAGGAACCCGCTGGGGACGCGTTCGTCCTGCACCGGCCCGGTGGTGGCCAGCGCGCCGCCGCGGGCCTGGCCGCGGCCGCGCTGGGTCTCCCAGAGGTGCTTGCCGATGATGCAGACAGCGAGTCGGGTGTCCTCGTCGACCTCGTCCTCGGTCGCAGCGCGGCCGGCGGTGTACGTGGCCGTGTAGGCGCCGTCCGTCAACCTTCCGTTGACACCGGTGACGATGCCTGTGGGGCCGTCGACGTCGACCTGGGCGGTGACGTACGTCGGTGCGCCGCGTAGGCCGAGCAGCTGCGTTACCTCGACGATCGGGGCGTCGGTGAGGATCCCCGAGCCGCCACTAACGCTCAGGCGTGAGATGACCTGGCGGTGCACGATCGGACCGATGATCCCTTCCGCGACACCCGTCGCAGATGCCAATTGACGGAGGACCTCGGACTCGTCGTTGGTGCCGGTGAGGTTCAGGTGCTCCAGGAACTCTTCGAGGGGCACGGCGACGGGGATGCCCACGACAGACTCCTCAGCGGTTCGGGGTGGTCCGGCGCCCGCCGGAGAGGAGCACGACTGCTCCGAACGTGCCGCCGGAGGTGGCACCGGTGGTGGTGACGACGGCGCGGATGTACCGCTTGGTGCCGACGTACCCGACCTCGAAGACCTTGTCGTCGTCGGTGGACACGATCGTCGGCAGCGACCCCTGCAGGTACTCCGACGGGACTGCGGCCCACGAGGACCCGTCGTCGGACTCCTGGACGGTGACGGCGTGGGAGCCGTCCGTCACGGTTCCTGAGGCCACGACGAACATGGCCACGGTGGTGTTGTCCGCGCCGCCGGTGGGGTCGGTGCGGTCGATCGTTGTCCCGTTCACTGTCCCGTTGGTGCGGTTCGCGACAGGAACGGCGATACGGGACAGGACGCTGTTGTAGAGAGAGCGCCTCACTCGCCCGAGTCCTTCAGGAGCTTGCTGCGGGAGCGGCGCTTGCCGGGCTCTGCCGTGGCGTCCTCCGCGGTGGCGATCGGCTGGCGCTGCGCCTCTTCGATGCCGGCCGGGGTGCGGCGTGCCACGTTCTCGTCGGCGGTCTCGAAGAGGTGCTCACGGCCCTTGACGGCGGGGTCGTCGTCGGCCACCAGGTGGTCGGGGTGGAAGACGCGGGTGACTCCACGTGGGTCGTCGTAGGCGAAGGGCTCGCGGGGGCGAAGGGCCATGGCTGTACTGCTCCTCAGGTGAGGTTGTGAGGTGAAGGGGGTGCCCGGGCGGGGGCGGCTGTCGGGAGCTGCACCCGCCCGAGCGGTTGACCGGGAGGTCAGGTGACGTTGAGCATCCGGAACGCACCGTCGTTCACCGAGTCGGCGCCGACCCGGTAGTACGCGAACCAGCCCCGCTGGCCCGAGGGCCGGTTGTTCGAGGTGTGGAACAGGTGCGGGATGAACTCGACGGTCATGCCGATCCGGTCGGCGATGACGTAGTTCTCGAAGTCACCGAACACGGCCAGGTAGTTCTCCTGGGTGGCGTTGATGACGCCGTCCACCGCCTCGGCCTCGAGGGCCGTGCGGTTGAGGAGCTGCGGCGGGCGGTCGCCGTTCAGGTTGGTCCAGAACCCGCCACCGCCGCTGGTGTCGAACTGCCTGATCTTGTTGTAGGTCAGGTTGTTCGCGAGCCAGCTGGCCCGGGTGCGGTACCGCGCCGGCAGTGCGCCCTGGACGGCGTAGACGTCCGCGAGGGCGAACGTGTCGGTCGTGGCCGAGGTCACGATCGAGCTGGTGCCGGTGAGGGCGGTGATGATGCCGGTGGGCTGGCCGGAGCCGGTGCCGGTGGCGAACGCGACGGCCTCGAGGTCGTCCTTGCCCTGCGCGAGCAGGCGGGCGATCTCCTGTGCACCGTTCTGCATGTCCTGCTCGGCCTCGATCGAGACCGGGACGAACCCGCGGGCGGTGTAGACCGGGACGGTCGGCTGGGCGAGGGTCGGCGAGTCGTCGCTGACCTCGGAGGCCTCCGCGTCCCACGACCACGACACGGCACCCGCGGACACGCCGTTCCAGACGTCACCGGTGGCGACGACCTGGCGTGCGGCGTTGCGGATGTCGTTCCGGGACCCGTTCGACGTCAGGATGACCGTCGGGTCGAGCTGGAACGGCACCAGGTAGCCACCGTTGGCGTCCGTCAGCGACATCGCGCGGACGAGATCCAACGAGCGGCGCTCGTCCTCGGAGAGGGAGTGAGCGGCGTTGCGGGCCATCTTCGACCACGCACGCATGTAGACAGGGCTCGACGTCGCGAGACAGAGCTTCGCGATGCGGGAGTCCTTGTCGTCCCACTCCTGCAGGATCGCCGTGGCGGCCGCGCGAACCTTGTCATTCGCCGACGGCATCTTCTCGATGGCCGACAGCGCGCGAGAACGGAGCTCGGCGTTGACGTCCTCCTGGTCGCGCCCGAAGGTGCGGACCTCGGACAGGTCCCACGGGTTCTTGAACCGGTGGTCCTCGACGGAGTCAGGCTCGAGGAACGCGTCACGGTCGTACTCGTCGGACGAGCCCGACGGGGTAGCCGGCATGAGCCGCAGCCCACCGAGGCCCTTGCCTGCCTCGCGGACCTCGCCAAGCGCAGCCTGCCGCTCCAGCTTCTTGCGGTGCTGGTCGACCTGCTTGAACTCCGTGCGGAGCTCCTCGAAGTACTTCTCGTCCTCGCGGGTCGGCTCGTCGAGTTCGGCGAGGCGCTCCAGCTCGGTGGTGATCTCCTTCAGCCGGTTGACCGACTGGGAGTGGGTAAGGGTGGGCGCCTTGGACTTGTCGTCGGCGTCGGACATGGTCAGTTCTCCTTCAGAGACTTGATGGTGAGTACGGTGTCTCGCGCCATGTCACGCATCAGTCGGATGCGGTCGCGGCGCTCGTGCGACTCGTGCTCGCCGGCCTCATCAGAGGTGGTTTGCGGCGTGTCGTTGTGCTCGTCCTCGTGGACATCGGCCGACCTGTCGTCGGTGGTGTTCGGCGAAGAGGGCACCGCGTCCTCCTGCTTCACCTGGTCGGCCATGAGGACCGCCTGGGCGAGCAGGGAACGCTGGTCTGGGTCGTCGAGCCGGGACAGGTCGATGACCTGTGAGCGGACTCCGACGGAGGTGTCGTCGTATGCGGGGAACACGACGGGCCCGAGCTCACGCACCTTGAGCTCGAGGAGGGTGCGGACGGGCAGCTCGTCTTCGGGGTACTCGGGGTCCCATGTGGAGCGGAGCAGCCCGCGCAGGACGGCTTCGTCGGTGATCTTCTTGCCGGCGTAGTCGTGCCAGACCTCGCGCACGACCTCGAACCGGAACGACATGCCGTCGATGGACTCGGACGCGATGGCGTCACGCAGGGGCTGGATCAGCCAGTTGTCGTGCAGCCGGGCGATCAGGTGCGCGCCACCTTCGGGCGCCTTGACCGGGTCGACCTCTTCGGCCACGGACACCACTCGCGCGATCGGGATGGACCCGATCAGGGAGTGCCGGCCGTGGTCGAACTGGATGACTGGGACCTTCTCCTTGAAGGACTTCTTCATCGCCCCCGGTGCGACCTGCTCCTTGAAGCGGCCTTCCCACGAGTCGATGATGGTGACGCGGTTGAAGACCGCGGCCCAACCGTCGAGGGTGAGTCCGTCGTTCGGTTCGCCATCTGCGGCGGCGTCACGGAGCGAGAACGGTGCCGTGCGCATCGCCTCGCGCGGCGGGACGACAGCCCGCTCGGTCTCGGTCGTGGTCATGGCGTTGCTCCCTCTGTCTGCGCGGGCTTCTGTTTGCCCTTGCCGTTCATCTGGGTCCCTGGGGGCTGCAGCTGGACGCTGAACAGCCCGGTGTGCTTGAGCAGGCGCATGTCGCCGGCATCGACTGCAGCGACCGCAGACTCGGGTGTGAACCCGGCGTCGACGAGCGTGCGGATGGTCGTGGCGTTGGACGAGCGGATCTCGGCCGCGTCCTTCTCGTCCTCGCGCAGGAACGGCACGTCGGACGCGTCGTACCAAAGGCGGACGTCGTCACCGAGCGGCGCGTCGAGCAGCTGCGCCAGGCAGCCGGCGGCGTTCTGCCACAGCGGGTGAATGGTGCCGTCCCCGAACCGGCGACGCGCCTGCGAGTAGTTCGCGTAGGTAGCTGCCTGCAGACCCTCCGAGAAGCCGGCCACGATAGGTGGCACGCCAGCCGCGGCCGCGATCCGGGTCTCACCGGCGCCCTGGACCTGCTTGAAGTCGATCTGCCGCATGTCCTTGCCGACGATCGTCGCGTCAGCGCCGGGGTACAGGTGCAGCGTCTTGTAGGCGTTGTCGACGCCACCATGGGTGGCTTCGAGCTTGCGCGCGAACTCGAGGATCTTCTTCTGCGTCGCACCCTCGGCGTGCTTCACGACCATGTTCGGGGTGGCGCCGTTGGCGAAGAACTTCCGTTTGTGCGTCTCCATCAGCTCGTCGGGATCGGGGCGAAGTGCGCCACCTCGTCGGCGAGCAACGGCACCGGGTCGTTGCCTGAGTGGGGGCCGCCCTCGGTGTAGATGTAGCCGACCTTCTGCCAACCGATTGTCCCGCCTCGCAGCGGGCGTCGGCGGACGACGATCTCGACCCAGTCCGGCCGGAGGCGCAGCACCTCTCGCTCCTGGGGCGTCTGGAACGAGTTCCCCGCGAGGTCCGCGTCCTGGATCATCCGGGACAGCAGGTCTTGCGTGGTCCCGCCCACCCACGGCTTCTCCAGAAGCCGCAACGCCGGGGTACCGAACATCCTCGACGGGCTGCCGTCCACGATCTGTTGCCACCGGAAGCGAGCCGCGGAGAACACCAGCTGGCGGTTCAGCATGCACGCGAAGACGATGCTGTTGACGCCCATCGCGTGGGCGTGGCCAGCGAACGAGATGTCGGCCCGGACCGCAGCCTTCTCGTCGTGACCGACGAGCGTCTGGTCGATACCGCCCGTGAGAGCCACACCGTTGTACGTCGCCAGGTTCAGTGCGCTGATGTAGTCGTCGACGGACACGATGTCCCGCTGGCCGCGGATGGCGTCAAGGAGCTTCACGAGCGCTCCCACAGCAGGGCGAACGCCACAAGAGTGACGCCGGCGGTGATGAGCGCGCCGGCCGCGCCGAGCCACAGCGCCACACCCATCACGGTGAGACCCAGACCAGTCACCGCCACAGCCGCCGGGAGCAGGAGGGGACGCTTCACTCGAGGAACCCCCAGACTTCCTGTTTCGATGCGCTGAGTGCGCCGGCTTCGATGGCTTGTCCGCGGGCTTCGTACGCCAGGACTGCGGCGACGGCCAGGTCGATCAGGCCGTCACGCTTCTTCGCGAGCTTGAGGTAGTACTCGATCGGGGCGCCGGTGTCGGCGTCCGCCCTGGCCGGCTTCCGCTTGCCCTTCGCGATCGCTGCGTTCTCCAGGTGCGCCGACAGTCGCTCGTCGCCGTCGTGACACAGTTCGGCCGAACTGATGCCGGTGAGGAACCGCTCGATCGCCCGGTCCATGCGCTGCTCTTGGTTGGTCGGGAAGTCCACGACCTTCTTCGGCCACTTGCCTTCCCACTCGTCCAGCTCCGTCTGCCACAGGTACGGGTCGCCAAACAGGTAGTGCACGTCGTACGCCGTGAACGCGGCAGCCACCGCGGCGTGGACCTTCGCCCGTGGCACCTTCCCGCCGGTCTCCCGCGGCTTCCACATGTCGATCACGAACAGCTTGCCGTCTGAGATGCGACACCCGACCAGGGCTGTTGCGTCTCGGGCGCGAGAACCGTCGAACCCGAGGGTGATGGACTGGCCTCGCTTGACCTTCTTCTTCGGCGACTCGAGCGCCGTCCACACGGTGGGCTCGACGACTGCCTTCTCACCGGCGAGGATCTCGGACAGGAAGAACCTTCGAACCTCGTTCTCACCGTTGGAGGCGTCGCGCACGTCACCCATGAGCGACGTGACGGAGACATGGCCCCCGCGCTCGCGTGCCGAGTCCCCGTATAGGTACAGGAGCTCGTCGCGGAGCATCTCGTCGTCGCTGAAGTCGACCTTCTTGCGGGACAGCTTGACGTCGAGGTACACCGTGTCCGGCTTCGCGTCGTAGACCCGTTGGGCGTGTGAGTGTTCGGTCGGGTCCCACGTGTTCGTGGCACCGATCCACATGCCCTGCATGCCGGACACGGACCGGATCAGGGTGCGCGCGAACGCCAGGGGCGAGCGCTTCCCTGACCCGCCGGTCTGATCGCCGCCGGTGTCGGTCATGAGACCGTTCTCCGTCAGGGAGCCGGCGGTGAACCGGCCACCCAGCCGTCCGTATGCCGTGGTGGTCAGCGGTTCGATCGGGTTTCCGCAGGGGAGCCGGATCATGTCGAGATTGACCTCAACCCCGGACAGGTCGACCAGGTCAGACTGCTCCACCATCGCCTTGAGCGGCAGCCACGTGTTGTCGGTCTGCTTGTCGTTCAGGGCTGCGACGAAGACCCAAGGCGAGGGGTGCGGCCGTCCGACTGGCTCCCCGTTCGCGTCCCAGCCTGCGTAGTCGCAGGGCCCGAACGCGTGGAACAGCGCGACGGCCGCCAGCAGCGGGTCCTTGCCCCACTTCTGCCCACGCACGAGCATCGAACCGCGGTGGACGATCGCGTCGTTGCCGTCGGCCTCCGTCGCGTCCGGGTGGATCCGGTAGCGCTTGAGGAGGTGCATGTACTGCTCGTCGTAGAGCCGGAACGGTTGACCCATCTTGGGGCCGTCGGTGATGACGAGTGTCGACTCGATCCAGCTGGCCGCGATGTGCCCCAGCGTGGGGAACTGGTCGCCCCCTTCAACTGGGCCGTGCCAGGGCATCAGTCGTCGACCGCAGCGAGCCGGCGCGGCTCAACGCTCGGGGTGGATGCCTTGGCGGTGCGCTTCGCGCCGACCTCATCGTCCGTGATGCGCCACAGCAGCAGCCGCATCGCCTTCGGAGTCAGGCCGAGCCTGTCCTCCATGGCAGTGACCTGACCGAGCAGGGACGCGTTGGCGCCAGGGCGCTCGCTAGCAACCATGACCCGGCAGTACCGGGCAACGGTGCGGGTCCACCCGAGCTGCTCCCACGCCACAGCCTGCGGCGTCTTCCACAGCTGCGCCCACGCGGTCTTCTCGTCCCGGTCTGCCGTACCAGGCAGAGGCCATGCGGGCGTCCGGCCCTTGCGGCCTCCCGCAGGGAGCAGCATCGGCCCGACGCGGGCGTTACGACGCTTCGGCTGGTCCGACGGCGGCTGAGGCACCGGACCCCCTCAAACAGTGGGAAGCGTACAAAAGTCTTTTCAGGTGGCGCGGGTCAGGCGGTTCGGGGTTGGCGGTTGCGTGTGGGGGGTGCCCCCCTACCCCTGTGCACTGCCGTTACGTGCCGGTTTTGCGCCAGCCGTAGTTGCAGTCCTGGCATTGGGCTTCGATGTCACCGTCGCTGTCGCCGTGGCGTTGGGCGCGTGTGTGTCCTGCGGTCTTCGGGTTGTCATCAGTGAAGGGCTCACCGCACACGGTGCAGTGGGTGGCCATCTGGTATGCCTTGTCCTGCTGTGCCTGCTGGTGGTTCCACCCGTACCCGCGCTGTGTGGTGTTGCCTCTTCGGTGCTGTAGGCAGCGGGCCTGGTCGGATGGGCGGGAGCACACCACGCACGCCCTGAGTGCCCCCATCAGCCCCGGGCTTCCCCGTAAGGCGGGAGGTCGAAGTGTGCCAGCACGCCGTCGAACTCGGCTCGCTGCTGGTCAGGGGTGAGCCGCTCTGGGCGGTGTCGTCCTGTGTAGCAGTCGGCCGTGGCGAGGGGCGTGGTAGTGAGACTGCCCCCTGACGTGACGCTCCCCGCATGGAACGGGTGGGGGAACTGCCAGCCCCGGCACGTGCACAGGCCGTTGTGCAGGGCGGGCACGTGTGGGCGGTACGTGTTGTCGAGCTCCATTGGGGTCAGACGGAGAAGACGCCCACAGTCACTGAGGTGACGGCGGAGTAGGTGATGGACGCGAGGCCGGTGGCCTTGTTGCGGTACACGTCCAGCAGGGGGATGAGCGCGGTCGCACCAGCTGCGACGGTGTACGCCTTGTCGGGGTACGCGTCACCGGTCTCGAGGGTGGCGGGGGTGACGAGGGTGACTGTCTTGGAGGTGGCGTCGCCGTTCTTCACGACGAGGAACAGTCCGTCTCCGACGTGGGCTGTGTCCCCACCAGCCGAGGCGGCGGCGAGGGTTTGGGTGGTGCCGGCGACTGTGACTGCGGTGGTGGCGAGCAGGGCCATGGTGTGTTCTCCGTCAGGTGTGGTGGTGGGGCGCTCTGGGGCTCATCGGGTGGTGGCCTCGTCTTCCAGTGGTGACCAGCCCTGCGAGGTCAATGCTGGGGTCTGGAGGCGTGAGCAGTGGCCGCAGAACGTCAGGAGCCACCGCAGCTGGTGGCAGGGGCAGGAGGGGAGTACCCACACCTCGGCGGCTCGGACGGTTGGGCCGCAGCCGTCGCAGGGGTGGAACACCTGCAGGGTAGGGCGTTGCTGGTGCGCGGCGTTGTTCTCGATCGCGTTGACCAGGG